ATGGGTTTTTTATTAATGATAGAAAATGCCTGTGGAAACCAACCTCTATTATAAGGATTAAAGCCTGGGTGTACATTAATACAAGTAATATTATTTACTAATTTAGCTGGGAAAATTTGTTTACAATGTAGACTTATTACTAATTCATAATTTTCTAAAATAAAGTTAATAGTGTTATCACTTTTAACATCTATTACACTTGCTCCTAATGAAGTCATTTTATTGACTGTTACGGTATTGTTTTTAGAAAAATATAAGTCTACACTAACATTGTGCTTAGTAATTTCTTTAAGGATAAATTTTGATAAATCAAAATTATCTGAGATTACTATAATTTTTGAAAACAAGTCCATTGTTTACTTTTATTAGTTACTATAGTTTTTGAACTTAAATGATTTTGTATAGCCTTGTCTACTGATGGCCAATCTGTATCATCCATTAAAATATATCCATTTCTTTTAACTTTTGGTAAATAGTTTATAATGTCTTTTGACACATTTTCTTGATTGTGGTTACCATCAATATGTAAAAAATTAATAGATTCATCTTCAAAGCTGTTTACAGCATTTTCCGATGTATTGCGTACTAATTTTATTAGGCTATTCAAATCGTTACTATTAATTATATTTTGCAAATTTTCATAAACACTATCCAATGTTTCTTGTTTTACAATCACATTATTCATAATATGATTACTAAGACTAGGGTTAAAAGGTATATCATTTGGTAATTCTATAAAGCTCCATGGATCTATTCCAGTGACCACTCCGCCATATGATTTACATGCTTCCGCTATAGTAAATAAAGATGACCCCTTCCATACACCTATTTCAACACAATTTTTTGGTTTATTTTCTTTTATAAAACTTAAAATGAAATTCATTTTATCTGGTTGAATTTTACCTACTATATCTAAATGGTCTGAAACTATAAGATTGTATAACATATTTAGGTTCTCTTATAAGGTTTAGCTGGATTACCAACCAACAAATGTGGCTCTTCATAACTGTTTCTTACAACAGCACCTGCTGAAACTTTTGTATAACTTGGTAAATTTATATTTGGAATTACATATGATCCTATTCCAAACACACAATCAGTTCCTATATTACAATTACCACATACCTCAGTATTTGGATACATTGTAGTAAAGTCTCCAACAGTGCTATCATGTCCAACTGTGGCATTTGTATTACAAAATATAAAATCTCCTAAGATACAATCTCCAACTATCATAGATTGAGGGGCAAACACACATCCTTTGCCTATTTTAGCAAATGGGCTCAACTCTACAGAAGGATGTATATAATTTGTCCACCTATCTTCATTTTTTTCAACAATAATTCTTTTTATTTTAGGTTCTGCCACAGCCAAAATAAATTTCGCACCAGGAAAATCCCCCTTTTCAAGTTTTTGTAAAACTTTAAATCTTTCAGAAAACACAGGGTTATTAAAAGGTTCAATGCTTACTACAGCCATAATACCATGGTTATCTCCGTAAGTCTTAACAAGATAGCCTATAATTTCTTTTGCTAAACCACCTGACCCAAAAATTACTAATTTTTCTTTATTCATTTTTCCACCATTCTATGTTTAACCATTCATCTTTAACATTATGAACATTTATTGAAGGTTGAATGGTCCCAATTTTTTTACTTTCACTTTCAATTATTTCAATAATATGTTCATCATTGTTGTACTTTATAACACATGGGAAATCTCTATGAAAGTTTGCTATGGTTTTTCTACCCATAAACGCCAACTCTACCATACTTTGTAATCCGTTGTATTTTGATAAATTTATGTTCACAAAACATTTATCATACCAATTTTCTTTTACATAATCTTCAGGATAAAATGTATTATTTGGTCGAGACATTCCATAAATAAATTCAAAATTACATCTTTCCTCAACTTGTTTTATCCTTTCATACTGAAATTCTCCGTTTTTTCTACCTTCAGATCCTAAATATACATATACCTTATTGCCTAACATATTAGGCACATAGTTATCATAAGGTTTAGTTTCAAAAATAATATGTTTTTTTTGATAATGATTGGGTATATCTACAAGATTTTGTCCATGTAGCACTTTATCTTCTTTAATAAATAATTTTTCACTTGGGGCGAGATTTCTCACCTTTTCTCCATCTTTAGGACTTGCTAAATAAACAACTTTATAACCCTTATGATTATTAATTTTTTCAACTTGGTGGTGAATTCCAAAAAAAAGAGTAGGTTCTTCTATTGATTCATAATTTAAAAATTTATATCTTTTAATTAAATTTTCTCTAAAAAAAATCACAGTTGAATCTACTGCTATTTGAGTTATTTTCATGTCTTGTAAACCCCAAATTTACTTAAATCAGGATAAGGAAGTTCTAAATCCTCATTTACTTTTTTGCTTCCATTTGGATTGTAAAATTGATTTATCAGTAACAGTCCGCGGGCTGCTAATTCAGGCATCATGTAAAAATTCCAACCTAACATATCAAAATGATCTTCATGGTAACTACATTCACGGCGTCCACTGAATCTAGCACGTTTAAACCATAACATTGCTTCATAGTTATCTGTCAATATACAACCACCTTTACTTAATTTAAAATGTTTGTATGGTCCTGTAAAACTTAAACACATATACTGTCCAGGCAAATACATATCTGCTGTAAATCTTAGGGCACTATCCCAAACTGGAGTAGGTTCTAAACGATAGGCTCCTTTGATTGTCTTACCCTCAACAGGACTAAAGTTTACTTTAGCTCCAGCGTGGATAATTTCACATGGTACACTTGGATATGTCCTATTAGGTATAGTAATAGTTTGATCTTTTACCCCAATATACATTAATGCCAAGAATAAAGCATTACTTTGATTATCTACAGTTATTGCGTATGGAGCGCCAGTATAGTCAGCAAGTGCCTTTTCAAAATCTTCGGTAACTTTATATATTCCATTTGCCATTTCAGTATCTTTCAAGTATTTTTAATCCATTATTGTTAGTATAATTACTTAACAATTTCCAATGTTTGTTTGCTTCACAAAATTCATCTATTGCTTTACTTAACTCAAAAAAAGTAACAGTGTCATGAAAAATTATATATTTTTTTGCCTTATTTCCATGTAGTTTTAATTCAGTAGAAAGTTGTTCGTACGTGTGCAAGGTATCTATGAACAACAAATCAGTTGCTTCTATAGTTAGGTCTAAAGTATTTGCCTGTTGATAACTTACATTAGGATTAATTTTAATAGCCATATCAAACAGTTCTGTTACTGTATGATACAAATTTATATCGTAAGAACGCAATGTAGTTTTATTTAAAACAGCAGAGTACAAAAATGCCCTGGTGCTTACCCCCCAACGTACCCCTAATTCAGTAATATGATTTACTTTATTAGCGTATTCAAACAATACAGGAAGGTGTTCATTTATGTCACTTGACGTATTACATGCATTTTCATATTCGTGTTTAAAATAATATTCTAACATTTTTAACCTTTTTGGTGCCCCAGAGGAGAGTCGAACTCCTAAAATTATGATCCTAAGTCATACACGTATGCCAATTCCGTCACCGGGGCGTTATCCTATCAAACATTGTCAAACCGTTTAAATGGTCTAACTCATGTTGAAAACACCGACTTGCTAGCCCATCTAACCACTCAGTTGTTTCAACACCATAGGCATTGTAATATTTAACATGTATTTTATCATGTCTAATTATTTCACATCTATCATTTGGAAAACTTAAACATCCCTCATTGTACCCAACTAATTGTGTTCCAGTCTCTAAAATTTCAGGATTAAAACAATGGTATGCCTTATTATTTACTGACATTACAAATACTCTACTGTTTATACCAGCTTGGTTGGCAGCTAGTCCTATACCCTTTTCTTTTATCATAAGTTTGAATAATTCTTGTGCCAGTTTTAAATTTTGCTTGGTATCAACAAATTCTACTTGTTCACAAGAATTCTTTAATTCTATATCAGTTAATTTAATCATCTACTTTGGTATAGTTTAGTACATTGCCAACACCATATTGAGCCTCACCTAACAATTTTGCTTCGTAATCATTACTTGCCCAAACATAAGTATTAGCTGTTTGAAAGTCATTAATTCTAACCCATAATTGATATTTGTACATAAATTTCTCCTTACTATTACTTATTCAGTTAATGAAATGCTCATGCCAAAGGCATGAGCAATATCATACTGGGATCGTGTCCCAGTCAGTAGTCTTACAGTTTGTGTTATCTCCACAAAGTTCATGTATACTGTCCGCCCGTTTAACGCAAGTTTATAGTGCTGCTTAATGGTCCTCGTTACCTTTTCACACTTACAACAAAAAACCCTGGGACTTTTTATTTTCCCAGGGTTTTGATAATTATTTTTATGATTACCTATTCCCCGAGTATCCTCTTGAATCTGTTAAGCCACAGATACTATTAGGATATACTGGCGCAAATGACTCTTTGGCTGACCAAGTCATATGCTGTTGTACCAATATATTTTTAATAGAATTCATCATAGTGAAGTTATTTATGCCTTGTTAAAAAATTTGCTTAATATTAGTCTGTTTTTTAGCATTTGTCAACTGCTGATTTACCCAAAGTTTTAAAAGCCCAATTTAATTCATTACATCTATTACATAGATTACAAATTTTGCCATTAACGCAACTATGGGAAAGACCAAAGAGTTTAGTACAATTATTTTGTATTACTAAATCTACTATATGACTTTTGTTTAAATCTTTGAATGGATATTTTACTAAATGCGATTCCTTCCAATTTGTATCGTAATTGACATTTATACTATGCTCAGGCAAAACTTTTATATGCCCACAATATACCACACTTTGTTTTGTTATAACTTCTCTACAAGCTTGTGGTATTCTGTAAATGTCATCAAGTGTTCCATCTCCTATAAAGTTTAAACCATTGAATGGAATATTAAATTGATTATTAATATGTCTTATTATTTGTTCAGCACTGTTTGCGAAAATATTGTTATGAAAAATATGATAGTGAGTAATATTATGTCGGTTATTATTTTTTAAATTGTATAACAACATAAGATAATATAGTATCGCACTGTCTATACCACCGCTTACCAGTACTCCTACTCGGGTAGTTATATAGTTAATTTTAAAATTTAATTTAATTCTATCATTTGTTGGACCTAATGTAAAATCTAATGTAGTAATCATAACACTTTGTAGCAATAAGCATTACTTTCACTAGTTTCCGTTCTTGTCCAATTACTTGCTAATTTAAATCCTGCGCTTTTGTAAGTTTTCCAACTAGTTTGTCTAGGTAAACTCCAAATGAATTTTGCCTTATTCTTAATTGCTATATTAACTGTAGCTGTAAGTAATTCGACCCCATATCCAAATCCTCTATAATCAATGTCAACATATAATCCTCTACTTCTATAGGATTTGTCTGAGCATAAATGACCACTATTTACTCCTACTAATTTTTCATCAACAAATAATCCAATAAAGGTAGATGGTAAATACATATTGTTTATATCAACACCTGCTAAGAAACACATACTACTATTAGGTTCAATCTTACTTAATCTATTAGGCCATAATTTAGTTTGCCAAATTTCATAAATTTGATTATAAGAAATATATTTTATCATAAATAAAATTAAATGGATTATACAGCTTTTTCACATGGTCAAATTATAAGCAAGCAATGGTTACTTGATCATATAGAACAATATTTATTTGATCAAACCAAGGTTGTTATTTTAGGTGGTTGGTACAATATTCTTGGTTTGCTACTTCTTACAAGATACTATGATAAGATACACTCAATAATAAACTTGGATAAAGATGAATCAGCCATTAATATTGCCAACAAAGTTTGTGACGCATATATAGGCTTTGGTAAAGTACAAAATGTAGTAAGTGATAGTACATACTTAAATCAATTTGATTATAATATGGTGATTAATTGCAGCCCGGAACATATGATTCATAACGAATGGTTTTACAAAATTAAACCAAATACAACTGTTATACTACAATCAAGCAATGTGGAGGATAAAAGTGATCCTTGGTATTGTGTTAACCCGAATACAACTTTATTAAACTTTAAAAACAAATATAAAATGAATTACTTGTTTGAAGACACACTTGATATAACTTATCCTACGTTTAGCTATAAAAGATTCATGCTAATCGGTAAAATATAATTACTCATCTCCAACGTCTTGATCAAACCTACGTTCTTGTATTGTTTTTTCTTTAAAAATTTTTCTTGGATTTGAACAAAGTATACACTTAGGATCACCGCAATTTAATGCGTGACGTTTAGCATATTTGTGTGGTTGATCAGTTGGTATATGATAAGCTTTTAGTATATTAGTTTGTTTTACTATAGCGTTTTGATCTTTAAGCAATCTTTTACTATGTTTTATTTTATCATCTGCTCCACTCATTTTCTTTATCCTTATTCATTTCACGCACAGTTTTTACTTTAATTGAAAAGTCTAATGTTTGATAATCGTTTATAGAGCCTTCAAAAAATGTATTGAAAGCTATAGTATAACGGTCAGGTTCATCAAGCATTAATGGTCCTACACTGTGTGTTATGTGACTAGGAAAAATGATTAATTTTCCTGCTTCTGGCTTAATAGTCATCATATATTGTTTAATATCTTTTGTTAATGTGAAACGATTAAAGTTATTAAACCATTGATTATCATGATAGAAAAAAGTCTTACCAGTTTCGTGTGAAGTAAGATAAAATATCCCACTTGCGAAACTATTTCTATGACTATGGATATGATGACCTTGAAGCTTTTGTGCTTTGTTTACCCAACAACTTACGACAGGTAAATTTATATTTTCATCAATTTTGAGTTGTTGTTTTACTTGTGATAAGCAACTATCAAACCAATCAAATAATTCATTGTGAAAATAGTGTAATTGATTTTCATTGTTACTTATTTGATTGGTTTTATTTTTTACAAAGTTTAATTTTTTGACTTGTTCTAATACTTCTACTAATAATAATTCGTTACATTGAAATTCATAAAAATCGATTGTATTAATACCTAATAATTTCATTATAACCTAGCACAAAATTTTATTTTTGTAATCCTTAATCGCTGCCTTTATCGCATCTTCTGCGAGGATAGAGCAATGGATCTTGACTGGGGGGAGTGCGAGTTCTTCAGCGATTTGAGTGTTTCTGATTGTTGATGCCTCATCCAATGTTTTACCCTTGACCCACTCTGTGACAAGACTTGACGAAGCAATTGCTGACCCACACCCATATGTCTTAAATTTGGCATCTGTGATAATTCCTGTTGATTTGTCGACCTTAATTTGTAGTTTCATAACATCGCCGTCAGCCGCAAGCCGGTGCACCAACCATACCGGTGCCGACTTGCGGGTCCTCCTTGGCGAACGATCCTACATTTCTTGGGTTCTCATAATGGTCGAGTACTTTATCTGAATAAGCCATTGTGTTCTCCTAATACTTTGTTAATTACTTCTTCTGGTTGAAAGCGATCCCATTTCGTCCTATTTTCTTTCCCCAGAATCCATTGAAGGTTACTTTTACCACCAATGATTTTAGGATCTAAGCCCATTTCATAACCTTGCTTGAAAGGAATGATATGATCTAGCTGATATTGATCCTTTCTTTTGCCGGTATTTTCAGGTATTAATCCTTCTTTTTTCATAGCGTATTTTGTCCTATAAGTTGCTTTTTTACATTCTTTTTTATATTTAATATATTCATCAGAAATTAACTTTTTAGGCCTTATATTATTTAGTCTACCTTCCCAATTAGGATTATTTGATCCAGTCCATTTTTCTTTCTGCCTAATATTAGGCAATCCTTTGTTCCAACCTTGTCCCCTTTTTAATCCATCTAAATTTAGTTTTAATTTTTGTTCTACTGAAAACAGTTTACCTTTATTCCATGGAATATTTCCTTTACGATTAATTGGATTTTTACATGGTGTTGAACAATATTCAATGAATCGAGGCTTGCTTAAAAAGCATTTACCACAATACGCACATGACATTGTTTGACCATAATCATTTCTCATAGACTTATTTATCTTGGCGCACCCGTTTGTGATCCTTTAGTTTTCTTCAACCACTACCACACTATTCCAATACCTATTCACCTGAGTCGAATAGGCCATATTTATTCTCCCTTGGTATAGTTGTCTCATAATTTATTTCTCTTACCTGAATATTAGCAAATTTTACTAAAAAGTTTGTCCATACTTCCTCCTCTTCAGGAGTTACTTCTACATCTATGTGTTCTATTTTTACTGCCTGCATATTCTTTCTTGAACAATACGACCATCTTGTGTCATAATTTCACGCCATTCAGTACATTGTACTGTAGGCTGTGATATGACAGTTGGTTGTTGAACAATGACTGGCTGTTCTACTTTATACGGCCTAGCTATTGAATAACCAATTACTCCACCGATTATAGCAGGGGCTACCCAATTGTTATTATGATGCCAAGTATGGTAACCGTGATGCCTGTGATGATGATGAGGTCCAGCAAAAGCAGGGAATGTAATTAAAGAACATAAAAGCGTTAAGATGAGTTTTTTCATTTTACTAGCCTCCTATATGTATTTATACTAAACTGTCATCATCGATAACAATCCAGCCTAAATCAAACAAATCTTGGCGAATCTCGTCGGTAACAACACCTTCACCAACATATTTTTCGTATAATTTATTTAATATTTTTTGTTCTTCGGTCAAGGTTTCATTATCTGTTTCATCTTTGGGAATAAATTTAATACCAGAACAATACCAATCAATATAATCACCCTCTTCAATCATATCAGCAATGATGCCACCTGCGTATCTCCAACTACAACTCCAAGTTTGATGTTTTAGTAATGGCCATACATCATTTCTTATAAACTCATTATTACACATAGCAGCATATAAGTTTTGAGCATATTCTTCCCGTTCTTTTGCTTTATCGCAAATCCACTTAGTAGAGCGTAAATCGTATTCTAAATTATCTTTTTTGAATTTTTCTTTGGCTTCTTGTTCAGCCTTTTCAATAGGAATATTATCAAAGTACTCAGCCATTGCTTTTACAGTTTGATCATTTTCCACAGTTTTGCCCTCAGCAGCCTTACGTTCTATGTATTTAGATTTTTGGAAGCTATGTCTATCTTTACTAGTGTTCAGCATTTTCAACCTCTATCCAAGTATAATCACCTAACCATTTTACAGGACAAATATATTCATATTGTACAGGTATGCCAGTACACCAATCATTGGGTCCTAACAATGACAACCTTGTACAATTGTCCTTATTGTCATATAATAGCCAGTATACATTACCATGGAATATTTGAAAAGTATATTGGGCACTATGAACCATATCTGTAATATCCAAACGTCTTTTGATTTGTTGTGCTTGTTCTTCCAAAACACGTACAAGTGCCATAATACGTTCATATTCTTGTTGGGCATGTAGTCTTGCTACATTGACCATAATGTCTTTTTGTTTTTCTATTGGGATTAAGTCAAACTTTGGACCTCCAATCTCAGTTGGATATGGGGTAACATTACGATTAAAAAATTGTACAAGTCCTGTGCCTAAATCAGCATCAAAACTATTACGCCCTTTACTTAGATTACTCTTTGTATTGGTTTGGGAAGGTTGGTCTGCAGGATTCGTCATTAAATAAGTCTACTTGTTCCCATGGTAACATAGCTTTTCCAAAATGTCCGTAGTTTGTAGTTGACTGATATATTGGTCTAAACAAGTTAAATCTTTCAATAATACCAGCTGGGCTCAAATCTACGTTAGTATTTACCCAATTTGTTAGATATCTGCTTGTGTCCAAGTCAGGGGTTTCAATATAAAAGCTCATTGGTTCTTTCAATCCAATGGCATAACTTACTTGACAGGTAGCCCATTGTGCGTATCCACTTGCTACAATATTTTTAGCAATATAACGCATCATATAAGCAGCACTACGATCTACTTTAGTTGGATCTTTACCACTAAACGCACCACCACCATGTGGAGCATACCCACCATATGTATCAACAATAATCTTACGTCCAGTTAGTCCTGCATCGCCATCAGGTCCACCAATTACAAATCTCCCAGTTGGATTGATATAAAATTCAGTATTGTCATCAACTAAATCTTTTGGAAGTATATTACGTATAACGTGTTCTACATCAATACGTACATTTTCGATATTATAATCGGTGTGATGTTGTGTACTACATACTACTTTAGCAATACGTTTTACAGTAGAATCATCGTTGTATTCCATTGTGACTTGTGACTTACTATCAGGACCTAACATTATACCACTGTTTTTCCTTACTTGTGTAAGTCCCTCTACAATACGATGACTATAATATATGGCACTTGGCATATATTCACTGGTTTCGTTACAGGCATATCCAAACATTAATCCTTGATCACCTGCTCCGAAGTTGTCTGTACCAAGGGCAATATCAGCACTTTGAGGATGTAATAAATTATATACTTCTATTGTTCTCCAATCAAAGCCTTGTTGTTCATAACCAATGTTTTTGATTGTTTTTTGAACAAGATATTTTACATCAAGGTCATCTAACTCACCTTTATATTCTCCTGCTACAACAACTTTATTTGTTGTAACCAATGTTTCACAAGCACAGCGTAAGCTGGTATTTTCATGTGACATAACAGCATCTAATATACCATCACTGATAGCATCAGCAACCTTATCAGGGTGTCCTTCGCTCACGCTTTCGCTTGTAAAAAGATAACTCATTGTTTTCCTTTATTTAAAAAATATTAGTGCCATAACAACTGCTTGTGCCATAAACCCAACCCCAATTGTTATAAGATTTAATCTATCTTTCATAATGATAGCTTTCATAAATAACAATCCTAATCCTGCCCATACAATTAAAACAAAGTCAATTGGTGGCATTGTATCAGTTAGCCCAAACATTAGTCCTAGTAGACTAGGTGCTGTGGCTGCGTGAAAACACAATACTGCCATAAAATGAATTGTTTCGCTTGAAAGATGCTTAATTTTTTCTGTAAAGTCTTTGCCTAATTCTGAGAAAAATCCAAGTATCTTTGCTGTAATCATGTTTACTATACTCATAGTTATCACCTTTGTCTTTCGTTATAAAAAATGTGATTGCCAATTTTAGCCACACGTAAATGTTTCCAGTTTGGATTAATATGAATTGCGTGAAAGTATAATGCGTCTTGTAATACTTCAAGCCTAAAACCTTCAAGTAATACTTTTTTAGCTACTTCGTAACTTTCCTTGTAGGCATCGTTATTAATTGGTCTTGCTCTTACTGCGTTATCACAATACCAGCTAAACTGACATACAACTTTTTCCATTACGATATTTTTCTGATATACTACAGAACAAATATCTTTTGGAAATCTAGGATCATTACTTCGATTAAGAGTCACCTGTGCTACTCCAACTTTACCCTCAAAAGGTTCTTTACCTGCTTCACGGTATATGTTGATAGCTAAACATTGTAATCTTTTTTCAATTTCTTTTGTTGTAGGACCACTTAATGTATAGTCCTTAGACTTATAATAATCAAACTTAAAAGTTGTTATTTGGAACATAAGCATTAATACTAGGCTAAAACCTATCATATGGTAAATACCCTTTAATGATTTTTCCATTTCATTCTCCTTTCGTTCGAACCTACGTTCGGTAATTGGAAAGTCAATTATACGTTAGTTTGTGTACGTAGTAAAGACTTTAGGTAATCCAACAATCACAGTTACACAATATTACAGTATCAATAGCTTCTTGTACAGTTGGTGTACTTGCTAATAACGTGCTTGATGTATAAGCGGTGTTTAGTTGAATAGGAAGAACAGGTTGTGCGTTTGCCACACTTCCTGTTGTGCTTGGGATTTGTCCAACTACTGCCCCTGCTAATCCTGCTTTAACAACATCTGTACCCACTAATGTATATGGGTTTATAAAAGGGCCTGTTGGTACAACTGTGCTTACAACTACTATATTTCCTCCATTTAAAATTGATTGAGTGTTACCTGATACTACATTACCAGTAGCTACTAAGGCAACATTACTTGCGTTATCAAAAATCAAACTTGGTTTAATTGTATATTCTTCACCTTCACAAGTCGCATTTTTAGGATAAGCAGGAAGTGTATATCCATTGATACCGGCATTACTTTTTGCTAATTTTACTGTACCATTTGTTACAAGTTGTTCAGTTGTTGATGGTTCAAGATTATCACTTATGTTATCATCAATACCTATGCCAATAGCATTTAGTCTTGCTTGATTTCTTGCTGCTCTTAACATTGCTAATGCACTTTGTCCACCTGTTGTACAAAAATCTATAATACCTTCTAATGTTTGAGCCTGCATATGTGGTAATGTATTGGCGGCATAAGTTGGCAAACTATCTACAAATCCTATCGTTGTTTGTGGATAAGGATTGATAGTTGTATCACGTCCTGGGCTTGGTACAGGTGGAATACCAATATATCTAGCACGTTGTTCTAACGCTAGTTGTTGTCCTGCTGTATCATAATTTGTGTTTAATAAAGTAACATTTTGTTTAGTTACAGCATCATTGGAATTGTAAATATTTGCTATTTCGTTATTTGCTTGGTCAATAAAACCTTGTACAGTACTATCACTACTAGATATATTGCCTAACAAATTATTGTAAATTGTAGCAAGTGTTGGAGTTTGTGTTTGTATGATTTGTGCGTAAACTTGTTCCCAAGCATAAGGTAAACCAGTCATACAACCAAAAAAATCACTCATTGTATATGTGCCATGTGGGCCGCTACCTAATGCTATATCATTTATGGCATTATCTGCTAATGTTGTATCAGTTGGAATGTCAGTGCCGTTTGTTAATGGTAAGTTTATAGTTGACTCAAGGGAGAATACGACCTGAGCAAAGTCTTCAATATTAATATTTGTTATATTTTTTATTTGCGACATTGAATAAGCAAATGCTCCACAAGCAGTGGCTTGTTCATCAGGGAGTATTCCTGTCAAGTAACTACCGAATCCTTCACTTAAAATCTGTACGTTTAATAGGTCTGCCATTATAACCCCGATGTGTCCTGACTATCTACAAAATAATTAGGATTGGTGAATACGTCTCCTGATTGTTCAGTAGTAATAGTATTTACTGGATCATTAGTTGCTGCTGATTGTGTAATAGGTGGAGGACCTGGTAAAGGTTGTGGACCTATAATTTGTGATACACTAGGATTAGTTAAACTAGAATTTACACCATCATTAACATAAATTGGATAATATGTTTTACTGTTTGTTGGACTAGGATTACTGTTATAGATTGGAACAGTTAGTGTAAGATAACTTGATGGAAATAATTTTTTAACATCTAATAAATCAGCAAGTGTGGTAAGACCTTGTGTTTTACAATTTAATGGAACTAATATTTGATTAAGACTTTCACCTGTTATTAGTAAAAAGGCACTATATATTTTCTTTTCTTGTTCAACAGAAGGTGTAGTATTATCGCCTGTCATTAAGTCACGGGCTTCATTAAATTCTAAATCACTCCCAAGTAATGCTACACTTAAATCGTCAGTAAAGCAATTATTTGTATATAAAGTTTGTAACAATGTGCTAGGTAATCCAAACGTTGATATTTTACTTAAATCAATTGCTCTACCTAAAGCTATTAAATCAGCTCCAAAATCTTTAAAAGCTAAACTAACACCAGAAACATCACCTGTAATTAAATCATTCATATTACTAAAGGTTCCCTGTTGGAAACTTTTAGCATTTTCTAAAGTATAAATTGTAGGATTTATACCATTTACAAATGAATCAGCTTGTTGAAAACTACCTAAAAAATCAGTATATTGAACATTACTTGTTGTATCAATCGTATAACCTGTAATTCTTACTGAAAAAGAAATCGTCTGAGTTGTATTAACCTGATATGTTCCTGTTCCACCTGCCGATCCTGAAATTTGTCTTACAATCATTGTACCTGGAACAACAGTTGTATTATCTAAGTAAGAATTTACAACAACTGTACCAGATACAATACTACTGACAGTTAATGTAGTTCCTGATATGGCTCCGTTTATTACAAATTGTTCTTTAAGGATTCCATTATAATTAAATTCATTATATGCCTGTAGGGCAAATAATCGTAAAAATCCATATCTTGTTATGCTATAGTTATTGTTTACTGATACATCACCTGTATAAGGTAACCAAGTTGCGTTTTGTCCTTGACCTACATTTCCAGTCATAGCATAACCTGTTGAGGCTATACCAAGCCATACATTAGCATCAAGTATTTGATACTTGGGAGGTTTACTATTTCCTAATGCTGGAATAGTATTACTTCCAATACTAATTAAGTTATTATATAATGTAACGTTACTGATACCACTAGCAAATTTAGTATTAATAGCAGTTGTTAAATCTTTTAAAACAGTATTATTTACCAATGCGCCCGGTGTATAAGTCATATTATCTTTGCTTATACCTATATATGCTTCGGCAATAGGATTAACTTTAAAGCCAGTATTGTTTAATAATGACCCTAATGTGTTAACGCCCAATGGGCTTTGTTTGCCTGAATCTGCCATAATATTTAAGGCACATAAACATCAGGACTGCCTTGGACAATACTATGTCCACAACTATTTCCTGACCCTACTTTAAGTACAGGCACACCCTCACAGTAAACTGTGGGGCTTCCTGAAGTTGTTTTTGCTCGTGTATGCTCTTTTTTTCTTGGATGTGATGAGATAGGACTTACATGTAAACCAACAGCAATGCCATTGGCATATACAGTCCTAGCACCTCTTACAATCTGTCCACCGACTTGATTTTTATCGCCTTTTCTACTTAGTTGTGCCATATTATCCTAATACTAATTTTTTACTAGGCACAGTGATACCTGTTGTGGCTTGTATATACTTACCTTTTACAGCGTCATCAGTTTGTGCAAACATAGTAATACTATTAGTATTTAGCATGATTTCACTTGATGGATCAGCAGTAAACATGCTTGGAACTAGTCCCATACCCTGTGGTCCTGGGGCTACGCTTACTGGTTCTTCTACTTTAATTTCTTTATCACTTACACTTAATACTTTGGCAATAAGTTCTTCACCACTAGTAAGTTTAAATGTATATACTTCATTTGTTTTAATATTCATTATTTTCCTTTATGCGGCTAGGCGTTTTCTAAGTTCTTCAAATCCGCCCACATATTCTTCGCCTAAAAAGATTTGTGGGACAGTTCTTGCGTTGGGCACAGCTTCAAGCAATTCTTCTTTCGTCCAACCATCGCCAATTTTGCGTTCTTCATAATCTATGCCGTTCATTTTTAATAATGATTTTGCTTGTTCGCAAAAGTTACAGTGGTACTTACTCCATAGAATTGCTTTCATCTTTTTCTCCTTATAGTGTTGGTAGTTCTTCGTATTCTAATGAATCGGACATAACTCCAATGACGTAATTGGTTGATTCATTTTCTTGTAATGCTGTTTGTTTTTTATGTGTATCCTGATGTTTATTGAACCAAGGAATAGGAGTTGTTTTTGGTGCTGGATTATTGTATTTGATTCCAATTTCTTTTAGTGCGTTATTAGCTGTATAGTCAACAAAATCTTTCAATATATTAGCATTTAGTCCAATAACAGGACCTTTCTTAAACAAGTAATCTGCCCATGCTTTTTCTTCACGGATAACATCCATATACAAATTATATACTTCTGTTTCACATTGTATCTTAGCTGTTGCGAATCTTGGATCTTCTTTTACTACTTGATTGATAATGTATGATGTCCATTCTTTGTGCATTAACTCATCTTGTAAAATCAGACTAATAATATTGCCATTACCAATGAAAATCTTGTTCTCAACCATTGCTAGGCTTGTAGCAAATGATACCATAAAACGAAATGCTTCTAGTGCATAGCTAGCATTCAATGCTAACCAAATAGCCTTGATATGGGTTGATTCAAGAAATGGAATGTTTGGAGGTTCAGAAGTTTCCTTAATGCAATTCAATCTGTGAAGGTCATCGTAATATTTTCCAACACTACTTGCCATATCAACAATTTCTTTTGTATCGTGAATAGTATTGAATACTTCTTTAGGAACATTATAGATATTACGAATGATATGACTATAACTGCGACTATGAATGTTAGTTTCAAAAAATGTCCAATTATATACCAATGCTTCTAATTCAGGTAAACTAATAACTGGTGTGAATATTTGACTAGGACCACGACCCTGTAAACTATCAAGTGCTGTTTGGCGTAATAGATTACTTGTAAAGATATGTTTTACAGCATCACTTGCCTCTTTAAAATCCTGTGAATCTTTTGTTAAACTGACCTCTTCAGGTACCCAAAAGAATCCACGAGCTGTCTGTTCCATCTTTTGTATTTTGGGATACTTAACTTCTTCAAATCGTTGAATTGTAACTGGACCATTAATGTCCAAAAACATTTTACGATGTAAATAATCTGTCTTTGTATGTAGGTTATATTGTTGTTTGCTCATTTTTATTGTTATAGATAATCAACTTTTTCAATAGCACGCCATAATTGTAAACTGGGAGTAGTGTTTCCTTTACCGTTCATATTATTGTCATAAGTTAATTGTATCTCTACTCCTTTGTGTGTTAATTCTGTTATTAATTTGTTTATTTCTTCAATATGTGACTTTAGATGTTCTATGTTTGTTTTGATATTTGGATCCATCATAATTTACATGCCTCACAATCCTCTTCTAATTCGTGTTCAGTTGGCTCAAATTGCTTAACTTCTTTGTATGTATCTTCTATTTTAGCACCCGACTTATTGATAAGTGAATAGTAAAAGGTCTTAATACCATAATGATGGGCAAGCATAAGGTTCTTAGCAATTGTAGTAATAGGAACTTTACGGTTTGGGAAATGTGCTGGATTATAGAATGTATTTGTGCTTATACTTTGGTCTACATATGCCTGTAATACTGCTGCTGTTTTGATATAATTCAAACAATCAGTTTGTTCCCACATAAGTTGATACTTGTTTTTAAGTTTGTGATGTTCAGGAACAACTTGTGTTAAGCTAGCTGCCTTGCTTTCTTTTACAGTAATTAAACTCATTGGCATTTCAATACCATTTGTACTATTAATTACAACACTACTACTTTCTACAGGGGCGATTGCCATTAATGTAGCATTACGAACTCCGTATTTTTTCATCTTTTCACGCAGTATTTCCCAATCAAGTTCAGGTTTGAAATCAGCCAATTCGTTGACACCTTTCGCTCTACGTTCCCAAGGGAATTTACCTTGACCATAATATGTTCTATCACTGTCCTTACATTTACCACGTTCTTTTGCTAACTCAACAGTGGCTTCCGTAAGATAATAGGCTTGATGTTCCATCCAAGATTTAACTTCTTGTAATCCTTCTTTATCGCCATACTTTAATGATTTTTTAGCGTGCCAATACGCTAAGTTTGTAACACCTATACCAAGTGGTTGTATTTCGTCATTGCTTAGTTTAGATTGTATGCTAAGAAAGTCTTGGTAGTCCAATATATTACATAGGCTACGCTGGAGTATGCGACAAGCCCTACGCATGTCTTCAGGGTGACGGAACGCTCCCCAATTAATCGAACCAAGAGTACACAGAGCAATCCGACCGTTAGGATCATCAAGACGCTTGAAAGGCTTAGTAGGTAATAGTATTTCACAGCATAGGTTACTTTGATAAATTGTATGATATTCAGGATCGAACGGACCTTGATTCATTACATTGTCAACGAATACAAGATAAATTCTTCCAGTGTCAGTTCTTTCTTTTAATATTCCTGATTTGAAAACTTCTTCAGCCGACATTGTTTTTTTACGTAGACCTTTTTGTTTTTCATACTTTACATATAGTTCTTCAAACTTTTCTGTGTTTTTGTAGAATGCTTCATATAGATCAGGAACTTCGTTTGGATCAAAGAATGTTATGTTTTCTTTGTTTTTGAACCTACGCCAAAAGAATGCTGATAATACGACTCCGTAGTCCATGTGGCGTACTCTAGTTTCTTCAGTGCCTTGATTGTTTTTAAGTACGATAAGATCATCAAACTGATGATGCCAAATTGGATAAAACACAGTAGCACTAGCATTGCGTATACCTCCTTGTGAGCAACTACGTAAATCACCAAACCATTTCTTTAAGAACGGAATCATGCCAGTATGCATGATTTCACCACCACGAATAGGACTGCCTAGTGGTCTTAATCTGCCAATTTCTAAGCCAATGCCAGCACGTTTGCTAGCATATTTAGCCATCATTTCTCCGGATGCAAAGATGCTATCCAAGTCATCATCACTGCGGATAAGAACGCAAGAACTAAACTGTTTAGTGGGTGTCCCAAGACCAGCCAATACTGGAGTGGCAAGAGTAAACAAACCGTCCGATGCTGCTGTGTAATACTCTTTAATGTATCGCATTCTCGCTGATAAAGGTTCTTCACGATGGAAAACGGTAGCAGCAGCAACCATATAACGAACTTGCGGAGTTTCATAGATATCCTTTGTACTACGATTTCTTACTAGATATTTTTCAATAAGTTGTTCGATAGCAGCAAAGCTATACAACTCATCTTTGCTATGGTCTATCATATCATTCATTTTATTCCAATCTTCTTTGGTATACCATTGTAATAATTCGGGTGTGTACAATCCTACTTCTACATTCTTTTTAACGATTTCATATAAATGAGGGGGTTCGTATTCTCCATAAACATCTTTACGCAGCATACTTAATCTTTGTTTACCAGCCACGTATTGATAATTCGTGTTACCTGTATCTGGATTATGCTCTACATCTATTAGATCAACTACAGCACGTAGTGTGATTTCGTCGATTTCTCTCGTTGTTATTCCATCATAGAAATGAGGCTGTGCCTTTATTTCTATCATACTTTGACTTACGTCTGGTATATTTCTACATATTTTTTGTATTTGTCCTTGCCATTTTTCTAGTGCTAGTGTTTCTTTCTTTCCTGATCTTTTAATAACTTGTATTTGCATAATAATATTTCCAAAACGATTATAACATGTAATATAAATGAAATACTATTTACTTGGGTAGACTGGTCTATAGTAATTATATATTTTACTGATTACTCAACTTGTATCCAAGCTTGATTTTCTTCATCCCAATCATAGAAAACCGTTTCAGAATCGTCAGGTATGGGGATAGGTGCTTCCCAAACACCTGTTTCTTCATTAATAATCCAGCTAGCAAAAGGTTGTGGTCCAGGATCATTGAACCAACGTTGATTATCTTCATCCCAACTATAGGGTTTAATTTCGTCTGGTTTAGATATTGGAGGTTCCCAAGTCCCAATATTACTAAGCGTCCAACTTGGATATGGTCTTATCTCTATGAACATATCAAGATCGGAACGATATGTGTCACCTATTCCAGCATATTTTTTTCTAAAATTATGATTATAACTTGTTTGAACATAACGTTTTTCTTGACCAAACAAATTTCTTAAATAAGCTATACCTATATGTTCTTGTTCTTTTCCTGTTTCGTCAACAATATTCTTGTTTTCTACAACTAAAACCCCTATAACAATATCATTTTCATCAAGTTCAGCAAAATGTGCCATTAATTCTCCATTTATCCTGTATATGAGGCTGATCCGTTAAATTGATGGTAAGTATATCCACCTGACACTGTAATTGTACCACCTGTTCCTCGAGGAGGTCCTGAATAACGTAAAATTACGACGCCACTTCCTCCTGATCCTCCCTGAACAGTGATAGTCAAAAAAGGTGGGTATGTGGCAGGTGCTGCAGCACCACCACCACCACCACCTGTATTTGCCGTCCCAGGGTCTCCTGCACCTTCTTCTAGAGTAGCTGGAGTTCTAGGAGCTGCTGGCTGACGTTTACCAGCACCACCTCCACCAGCTCCTCCATAACCTGCTATGAAACCTACTGTAGCTGTTGAAGAAGTCGTTGATCCTCCACCTCCACCTCCAGCTCTAAGAACACCATCTAACCATGCGCTCCCACAACCACCATAAACTCGAACCCCTGGGGGTTTTGCTGGTGCGGGAGCATCGTAGGATCCTCCTGCTTCGCCTGCTCCACCTCCGCCACCTCCAAGTCTCTGTGGGGTCGAGGTACGCCCATATCCACCATTTGTGCCTTGTCCAGGAGTACCGGCTCCACCAGAGGTAATATTGCCACTGCCACCACCAGAACCACCGGCGCAACCTCCTAATAAGCTCGCAGGGCAGGTATTTCCTCCACCTCCTCCACCGCATCCTGCTGCTGATATGCCTGGTATGGAACTATTTGTTCCAACAGATCCTCGGCAGGACCCCGCGCCGGGACTGGGAGGCCAACCAGACCCACCTGCTCCGCCACCTCCCACACTTATTGGGTAAACTTGAGCAACATTAGCTGTAAAACTCCCACATACACAACCACCCGCACCCCCACCGGCCCCACCGTAAGTATTTCTGCCATTAGCACCGCCCCCGCCTCCTGCTATAACCAAATACTCAATTGTATAGGTTGGTGGTACTGGTGGTACTGGTGGTACTCCTCCTTTACCATCCATCATCATCATCCCTGCTGCTGCGCCTGTCATATTATGATACTCCTGCTCCTATTAAATACCATGTGTCCGTGGCAATTTTAATACAGGTTGCCATACCTTTTGTCAAAACTGTTCTATTGGCTGCATTACCGTTTGCTAGTTGTAAGGTAGCCGAACTATTTATTGTTAAATTTCCGCTATTATTATTGATAAATGTTATCACTGATCCAACTGGAAATGCCTGCGAACTATTTAATGGCACAGTTAAAGTACACGTTGTGGTTCCTGTGAATACAACACTTTTGCCCTCATCATCCAATACTAATGTGTATGTAGCACCACCTTGGCTATTTTGTGGCATCTGACGATAACCAATAGAATAGTTGCTACTTGCCGTGCTAAAAACATTTGTACTATTACTTAAAATGCCCCCTGTAATATTGCCTGTTACAGTTAAATAACCATTTATATTGGCACCTGTGCTAGTAAATACTACTTCATTTGCGCTACCTGTTACAGAAAACCCTATATTTCCGTTAGCTGTTATTGCTATATTACTGTTGCCGTTTTGTAAAAGACCACTGTTAATCGTAGTAATATTACCTGTTGTTATAATTGCTGTAGTTGTGCCTAAATTTCCTGTATTTGCGTTTCCTGTAGCATTAAGTGTTCCAGCTACATTAACACCAGTAGTTGTTGTAACAAGTACGTTCGCCACACCACCTACACTAATGTTAATATTTCCATTTACAGCCGGCGCACTTAGGTTGCTTGTTCCATTGGCAATTGGAAAACCAGCACTTATTCCAGTTAGTTGACTTCCATTTCCACTGAAAAAATTAGCTGTAAGATTTCCATTTGTATCTCTAACTGCTACTGTATTAGCAGTTGCCGCTGTAGCTGTATTATATCCATCTAATAAATCAGCATTTAAATTAGCAACTGCTGTAGTTGAAGAAACAACTAATGGGGCTGTACCTGTAGTAATGTTACTTACTAGTTGCGTTGTTGTAATATTTCCTGAGGCTAATATTCTACCTGTGCCTAAATTTCCCGTATTGGCATTGCCTGTAGCATTTAATGTTCCAGCTACATTAACACCAGTTGATGTTGTTATCAATACATTAGCAGTCCCGCCTACACTAATATTAACATTTCCATTTACTGCTGGAGCATTAATATTACTTGTTCCATTGGCAATAGGGAACCCTGCTGTAACACCTGTTAATTGACTTCCATTTCCACTGAAAAAATTGGCTGTAAGATTTCCATTTGTATCTCTAACTGCTACTGTATTAGCAGTTCCCGCGGTAGCTGTATTATATCCATCTAATAAATCAGCATTTAAATTAGCAACTACTGTTGTTGAACTTACTGTAAGCGGTGCCGTTCCAGTACTTATATTGCTTATAAGTTGTGGGGCTGTAACATTGGCTGTAGCTAATACACTAGCTGTTCCTAAATTGCCTAAATTTGCATTACCATTGGCACTTATTGTGGTAACATTAGAAATAGCCTGCGTATCGCTTATGACAATGTTACCAGTTACTTTGATTGCCATCTTCGTTCTCCTAAAATTGAACTCGGCATCAAGACTGAATAATTACTTGATTACATATATTTATCTAATTTTTTAAATTTTAATTACTGTAGATAAATCTTCTTTAATTTTTTCTTTGTAATACAATGATATATATTTATTATCCTGCAACTCAAGCAACTTCTCTTTAGATTGTTTATAAAAACCAACATAATATCCTGAAATAGCGTTTATATATTCTAAAGCATACAAACCTGGATAATGAAATTCAGTTTTAAATGGCACTAAATCTTTGGACAACAAGGCTAAGCCAATTGAAGAATATAAATAAGCATTTTGATAATCTTTTGCTTCTAAATAATTATTTGATTGCACAAAATATGCTTCAGGTCTATGAGGATTTACAGTAATAGCACGGTTCACTATATGTGTTACTGTAAAATTTCTGTTTTTTTGTAGTTTAAAACAGTTCGCTAATCGTAACAAACATTCATACTGAAAATTATCATCGTCTGTAAGTTCGGCAGTACGCAAGTAAAAACTTACAGCAGCAGCAGTTTGACCTATACATTCATAGGAATATCCTAGTTCAAAGTTTGTAACTGGATTTTTAGGATTCAATACAAAGGCACTGATTTTTTCTTTTTTCATGTTAATCATTGTTTCTTCAGTTAAATCAGTGGGGCTAGGTAATAAAAATTTTCTTACTGTTGGTAAATCAAAAATTTCTTTTGGTAAATCTTTTTTATTGAATTCTTTTATAGTATAGTTTTTATTGTTAACTGTTTTACCTAATAGATCAGTTAGTTTTTTCGCTGTATGTGGAGAAATTGTATTAGATGCGGCTAAATTTCCTGAATGACCAAAATTTAGTGCTTTATCCTTAATTCTATTATTATCACCCATCCAAGTAAAGTGCCAACCCAAATCTTCTACACGTTTATTGTTTTCGGCTATATAGCTTATTTTAAATTGAGTTTGTGTTTCTCCTCTAATTGAATTTGGACTTGAAATCATTAATTGTTTTGCAGTAGCAATAAACATAGATTTATCCCACATCATAGGATTATTATTGCTGTGATGTATTCTTCTGTCTGCTCTTGATTCAAGTAAAATTAATGGAACCTTTATAATATGAGAGGGATTTTCCCTTACAAGTCTAGTGATGTAATTAACAGCGTGTGGAGCTATAATTTCATCCGCATCACTTACAATAAAGGCACATTCATCATCAAATTCATGTAAAATCCTTACAACATAATCTCGTTGATGTCGTTCTCTCACCCATTTTAATATACCATTTTCATCTCTTGCTACCTTTGAATAAATTTTATCCTCGTTCTTTATATCATTTTCAGAAATAAACCGTTGATCAACATGTAAAAATCTAAATTTTTTCTTATCTAATTTTAAAGTGTCAACTATACCTTCTGCTGTGTACTCTTTTGGATTACCTGAAAAAGTAACATTTGATTCAATTACAACAAAAAGATCAACATAATCCTTAAGTAAATGGTATCTTAATTCTAGCAATTCACTTTCATTAAAATACATGAAACAATCAACTGTTTTAACACGATCTAGATTAGGCAATAAGAATTTTTTGACATTGGGTAGTTGAAAAATTTCAACAGGTAATTCTTTTATGTCATAAGGTTTATGGTGGTAACGTACTATTTCCCCAAATTTTTCATCTACTAAATTTTGTAACTCTTTTTTTGTTTCTTCAGTAACGTTATTAATTAAATTAGGTACTACTGAATGAGCACATGATTGTGCTTTTATTTGTTTCCTTTCCTTATCACCCATCCAAGTAAAATGCCAACCTAAGTCCTGTATTACTTTACCATTTTCTGTAAGGGCCAATGGGATAATGTTGCATTCAAAATCAGCTCTAAGCTTACTTGGGGTATGTTTTAAAATATTTTTTGTAGTAAAAATTAACGACAAACTCCAAGGAACAGGTTGATCATTTTCATTATAAACTCGCTGATTAGCACCTCCTTCTAATAAAACAAGTGGAATTTTAAAAAAATTATTTGGTTGATTACGTGTTTGACTGGCTATCCATTTAACTGCGGATGGTTTAGGAATTTCATCTATGTCACCACAAATAAACACAGTATCATCAGGAAAATTATCTAAAATTTTGCCTATAGCATCTCTTTGTGTTCTTTGTCTGGTATAAACTTCTACTTTATCAGAACGCCCCACATTTTCTGCGTTCCAAATATCTATTTTTTCAGTTTGTAAAAATTCTTCTTCAGTTCTTACACTTAAAAAAATAAATTTATTTGGATCTAAATCTAGTTGATCTACTAATTCTTTGGCACGAAATTCTTTAGGTTTTCCCGTAAAAGTTGTGCTAGCTTCTGATATAACAAATTTGTCTACGACATACTTTAACATGTGATATCTAAGCTGAAGTAATTCTACTTCGTTATGAAACATAAAATAATCTACTATCATTTTTAACCTTAAATTGTAATAAATTGATCTAATAATACTATTGGCATCTTAAGTAAAAATGCTATGTTATCCTGAAAACCAAAACTTATAAGTAAATTGTCTTTATGTTTAGCTAATCCAGCACAAAATTCAATTTCTCCAGTCATGAAATGAAAAAAATCGCTTGTTTTAACTAAATTCCAGTCACTATCCCAATATACAAAACGATGACGATATTTTCCATCTTTTCTTCCCTGTATATCATTGTATAAATTTACTTCATGTGTAATTGCTAAATGTCCATTTTTCCAAGGTATTACCTGACTGCTTCCACGTAAATCATTTGGCAATGGTAATTTTTTGCTTTCATCTAAAATAACAGTTTTACAAGTCCCTTCAGTAACGTTTGTATGTACTATTTCAGTTGGGTTGGACCATTTAACAAAGTGAAATGGTTTATCGACAATTGGCATCCAATTTTTTTCGCAATAACTTGCGTTTCTGCCAGGAGCAGGAATTTTATGTCTATTAACTTCTTTTACTTCATCACCTGTAATTTCAAGTTCTTGAAGTTCCATTCTTCCAGATCCAGTAGTATTATCATCTCGTCTCACACCACAAATATAAAATTTATTATGCCATTTAAATAATCTAGCGTCTTCAAGACCTATAAAATGCCATTTTGGTGGTATGTCATTTTTGTTTGTATTTACCAATGATATTTTAGTAATGTCTAAATTTTCATTTAGACATAAAAAGTAATTTTTAGTTTTTAAAGTTTGATCGTTTTCAGGATGTAAGTACTGTAAAGGTCCCCAAGCATGGGCAAATTTTTTACTTTCACTATGATAAAGTGTGTAATTAATAGACCTTAAATTTACATATATATTATCTGCTTCATCTACAAAAACACTAGGATTCATTAACCCAGTTCCACCATTTAATTCAGAATTTATAACAAGTGGATGAATAGAGCCATTGTTTTGAATTATAAATTTTACTATACCGTCATTAAACTTTTCCATCTGTTTCCCTAAAATCCATAATATTTATAAACAATTATAGCATCGTAAAAGTTTATAACATACACTCAGTAAGAGAGACAGGATTACCTAGTTTTCCTTTAGGAAAAGTATTAAAAGATAAACTTATTCTAGTGGATTCATGTTGTACAGGTAAAACGTTGTGATTAAGTGTGCTGGGAAAAATAACAAGTAAACCAGTATAATTTTCAAAATACCAACTATCAGAATTATACAAGTTATATTCTTCCGAATAAACTGTTAAAACTTTGTTAAAAACTGTATCATGTTTATTAAAAAATATTTTATCAGTAGTTTTTTCAGCTTGTAAATAAAAAACTCCACTAAAATAACTATTGGGATGAATGTGACTATGATGATATTGAGTTTTTTCACTATAATTTAACCAAGATTGAGTTATTCTTAGCGAAACATCAAATTTAGGTTTCATAATTTCTATGAAAAAATCATTAACACTTTCTTCTAAAAATTTTTTAATTTTTTTACACTTTTTATTTTCTAAAATATAGTTATTTTTACTAGTTGTGTTACCATCATTGGGTATTTTTTCCAAATTAAATAAGAATTTTTTCTCTTTTTCAGTTAGTTCTCTATGAAACTCATAAAGTCCTACAGGAACAGGAAAAATGCCTGTAATTTGCTTTCTTGACATATTACCAAACCCAACTTACAAAACTATACCTTGTTCCTTTTTTAACTGGTAAAACTTCATGTGGATACATAAGTGTACTAGGAAATACCATAACTTGACCCGGTTTAAGTTTATAATCGATATTTTTAAATAATATAAGTTCTCCACCTTCAAATTTGTCGTTTAACGATCCTAAAAGTGTTAACCAAGGTACTCCTTTTAAATTTCCATCAAATATACTGTGAATATGGTCACAGTGTAACTTCATTCTTGTTCCAACTTTATATCTGTTATATCGTATCTTAGTATAACCATGCCAATTAAAAATAAAATCAACACCGTGTGATTTAAGGTCTACGAATATATAATTTTCTATAACCTTGTAAAGTTTTTCCATTATTTTATTAGTTTTTTTAGAGTCATTTATCAAAACATCTAAATCATCATCATTACTATGACTTGAATCACTTGAATAATCATAATAGGCATGAAGACCCCAATTTTTATCCTGTTCGATTTCTTTAATTACCTTTTTACAAAATTTTGTATCAAACACATCATAAATTTTAACAAAATCTCTTGTATCAAAAGAAAAATTGTTTTGGTTATTTTCCATATTAAAGACCTTTAAATTTTAAATATTTATAAAACAAAAGGCTTTTAAAAAAAATTAATTCGGAGTATAGTCTGGGTCAGGTCCAACAAACATCCAAGATTGAGACTCCTCATTCCAATCATACAAGTTTTGAGGATCATTTGGTTTGGGTATAGGTGGTACATAGATTCCTTCTGTTACACTCCATATAAAACTTGGAAATTGTTTTGGAAAGGTAAATGCGTCATGTTCTTCGTCATATACCATGTCTAATCCAGCATACCTGTACCTAAAATTATCATTGTAACTTGTTTGTTTCCATCTTTTATTACCAAATAAACCTGTTAAGTATTGTATACCTATTTCTTCTGATTCAATGCCATTAATATCCAACATATCAGAATTATTAACAACCATAATATTAATTACTATATTATTTTGATCTAATTCAGCAAAATGTGCCATATTTACTCCTTATTTTTAAAAAGATTTTGTAAATTATTAATTATAATTTGTTGTTCTTTTACAGCTTCAATCAATAATGCTATAATACCATTATATGATACGGATTTATCACCTTTACTATTTGTAGAAACTAACTCAGGTAACACTTTTTCAACATCCTGAGCTAATACTCCAACACTTTGTTTTCCAGAATCCATAAACTTAAACTTATACCCTTGAATTTGTTTCAATAAACTTAACGGATCATAAATTTCATTAATATCTGTTTTTAAGTTTACATCTGATAAGGTATTTACATCTGTAGCATTCAATGTACCTGTACTTGGATTAAAATATAGTTTACTTGTTGTAACTGTAGCAGTTTGACTTGAGCCTGATGTTGCTACCATTACTGGGTAGAAGCTAGCATCAGTTGTTATATCGTTTGTAGCGTTAATCTTACTTTCGTCACCTGTGCTTCCTTGTGGTCCTTGAAGTCCCTGTAGGCTTTGAACACCTTGTATACCTTGAAATCCTAATAATCCCTGAAGTCCCTGAAGTCCCTGTAGACCTTGTGTACCCTGTGTTCCTTGTGTTCCTTGGAATCCTAATAATCCTTGAACTCCTTGTGTTCCTTGTGTTCCTTGTGTTCCTTGTGTTCCTTGTAGTCCTTGTAGTCCTTGTGTTCCTTGGAATCCTAATAATCCTTGAACTCCTTGTGTTCCTTGTGTACCTTGAACTCCTTGTGTACCTTGTATGCCTGTACCAGAAACACCTTGGAAACCTTGTAGGCCTTGAATTCCAGCTGGACCTAAAGTGGCAGTTACTAACCATGTACTTCCATTATAAATCAACTCAACTGTTACATTACCCACATTTAATAGTAAATTTCCTGATTGGTCTGCTATTAATGATCCGTTTCCATTTATTGTTAAGTTGTTTATTGACCAATTGGTTGGATAATCACCATCGGTTATTATTATGTAATCCCCTACCACCGGAGCTGCTGGCAATGTTACTGTAAATGAACCTGAGCTTGTATCTGCTATGTAACGACCACCATTTTCAACTAAAGTATTAGTTGTAATGTATGTCCATGATGCTAAAGATGTACCTTGTAATCCTTGAACTCCTTGAATACCTTGTATGCCTTGGCTACCACTTAGTCCTTGTATGCCTTGACTTCCTATAGTTCCCTGTAATCCTTGTGTACCTTGATTACCAAATACGCCCTGTGATCCTGTAATTCCCTGTAATCCCTGTAATCCCTGTAATCCCTGTAATCCCTGTATTCCTTGAATACCTTGAATACCTTGAATACCTTGAATACCTTGAATACCTTGAATACCTTGAATACCTTGTAGTCCTTGTAGTCCTTGTAAGCCCAGTAGACCTTGTGTACCTTGAAGACCTTGAACTCCTTGTAATCCTTGTGTTCCTTGTGTTCCTTGTAAGCCCAGTAGACCTTGTGTGCCTTGTGTGCCTTGTGTGCCTTGTGTACCTTGTAGACCTTGTGTTCCTTGTAAGCCCAGTAGACCTTGTGTACCTTGTGTGCCTTGTGTGCCTTGTGTACCTTGTAGACCTTGTGTTCCTTGTAAGCCCAGTAGACCTTGTGTACCTTGTGTACCTTGTGTTCCTTGTAGTCCTTGTAGTCCTTGTGTGCCTGATCCTGTTATTCCCTGTATTCCTTGTGTTCCTTGTAATCCTTGTAGTCCTTGTAGTCCTTGTGTTCCTTGTAATCCTTGTGTGCCTGATCCTGTTATTCCCTGTATTCCTTGTGTTCCTTGAACCCCGGCCGGTCCTAATGTAGCGGTAACTAACCAAGTTGTTCCACTGTAAAGTAACTCAACTGTGACAGCTCCTACATTTAATAGCAAATTGCCAGACTGATCGGCAATTGTTTCCCCATTTCCGTCGACGGTAAGGTTGTTAACAGACCAATTAGTTGGGAAATCCCCATCTGTGATGATTATATAATCACCAAGTGATGGACTTGCTGGAAGTGTTACAGTAAATGCCCCACTACTTGTATTAGCAATATATCTACCACCATTTATTACAGTGGTGTTTGATGTTATTAGTTGCCATTGTTCTAGCGAAACACCTTGTAATCCTTGTGTACCTTGTAATCCTTGAAGCCCTTGTGTTCCTTGTAAGCCCAGTAGACCTTGTGTACCTTGAAGACCTTGAACTCCTTGTAATCCTTGTGTTCCTTGTAATCCTTGAACACCCTGTGTTCCTTGTAGTCCCTGAACACCCTGTGTTCCTTGTATTCCTTGTGTTCCTTGTAATCCCTGTGGACCCTGAGTACCTTGTAGTCCTTGTGTTCCTTGTACGCCTTGAATACCCTGTAAGCCTTGTAATCCTTGTAATCCTTGTGTACCTTGAAGTCCTTGTGTTCCTTGAGTGCCTTGTAATCCTTGAAGTCCCTGAACGCCTTGTGTGCCTTGTGTTCCTTGTAGACCTTGTGTTCCTTGTGTTCCTTGTAGTCCCTGTGTTCCTTGTAGTCCCTGTGTTCCTTGTAACCCTTGTATTCCTTGTGTTCCTTGTAGTCCCTGTAGACCTTGTGTTCCTTGTGTACCTTGAAGTCCTTGTGTTCCTTGTAGACCTTGTGTTCCTTGTGTACCTTGAAGTCCTTGTGTACCTTGAAGTCCTTGTGTTCCTTGTAGACCTTGTGTTCCTTGTAGACCTTGTGTTCCTTGTGTTCCTTGTAGTCCCTGTGTTCCTTGTGTTCCTTGTAGTCCTTGTGTTCCTTGTAGACCTTGAAGTCCTTGTGTTCCTTGTATACCTTGAAGTCCTTGTATACCCTGAGTACCCTGAGTACCCTGTATGCCTTGAAGTCCTTGTGTACCCTGTGTGCCTTGTGTACCCTGTAGTCCTTGTATGCCTTGTGTACCCTGTATGCCTTGTGTACCTTGTATTCCTTGAACTCCTTGAATTCCTTGTAGACCTTGTGTTCCTTGAAGTCCTTGTGTTCCTTGAAGTCCTTGTGTTCCTTGAAGTCCTTGTGTTCCTTGAACTCCTTGAACTCCTTGAACTCCTTGAATGCCTTGTAGACCTTGTGTTCCTTGTAATCCCTGAAGACCTTGTGTTCCTTGTAAACCTTGTGTTCCTTGTAAACCCTGAGTTCCTTGAAGACCCTGTGTACCTTGAGTTCCTTGTGTACCTTGTGTGCCCTGTAGTCCTTGTGTACCTTGTAGTCCTTGTGTACCTTGTAGTCCTTGTAAGCCTTGAGTACCCTGAGTCCCTTGTAATCCTTGTACTCCTTGTACTCCTTGTGTACCTTGTAAGCCCTGAGTACCCTGTGTTCCTTGTAATCCTTGTAATCCTTGTGTACCTTGTAAGCCCTGAGTACCCTGTGTTCCTTGTAAGCCCTGAAGACCTTGTGTTCCTTGTGCTCCTTGAAGCCCCTGTGTACCCTGTGTACCTTGTAAACCTTGAAGACCTTGTGTACCTTGCGTGCCTTGAAGTCCCTGTGTTCCTTGAACTCCTTGAATGCCTTGAAGTCCTTGAGTACCTTGTAGACCTTGAGTACCTTGAAGTCCTTGAGTACCTTGTAGACCTTGTAGTCCTTGAGTACCTTGTAGACCTTGTAGTCCTTGAGTGCCCTGAGTGCCTTGTAGACCTTGTAAGCCCTGTGTACCTTGTAATCCTTGTAAGCCTTGTAATCCTTGAGTACCTTGTGTTCCTTGTGTTCCTTGTACACCTTGTGTTCCTTGTAAGCCCTGAGTTCCTTGTGTTCCTTGTAAGCCCTGAACACCTTGAATACCTTGTATACCCTGTACACCTTGAGCTCCTTGAATACCCTGTAAGCCTTGTAAACCTTGAACTCCTTGAAGACCCTGTATTCCTTGTGTTCCTTGAACACCAGCTGGTCCTAACGTAGCTGTCACTAACCAGGTCGTTCCACTATAGATTAATTCAACTGTTGTCGCTCCCACGTTCAGTAGTAAGTCTCCAGCCTGATCTGCTATTGTCTCTCCATTACCATTAATTGTCAGATTATTAACAGACCAATTTGTTGGGAAATCTCCGTCTGTGATGATTATGTAGTCACCAAGTACAGGACTTGCTGGTAATGTTACTGTGAATGCCCCACTACTTGTATTAGCAATATATCTACCGCCATCAGCCACAGTGGTATTTGACGTAATTAATTGCCATTGCTCTAGTGAAATTCCTTGTAGACCTTGTAAACCCTGTGTACCTTGTGTACCCTGTATACCTTGAAGTCCCTGTATACCTTGTGTTCCTTGTGTTCCTTGTATTCCTTGAGTACCTTGTGTACCTTGAAGTCCTTGTGTTCCTTGTAGACCCTGAAGTCCTTGAGTACCTTGTGTTCCTTGTAGACCCTGAAGACCTTGAGTACCTTGCGTGCCTTGTAGACCCTGAAGACCTTGAGTACCTTGCGTGCCTTGTAATCCCTGAAGACCTTGAGTACCTTGCGTGCCTTGTAATCCCTGAAGTCCTTGAGTACCTTGCGTGCCTTGTAATCCCTGAAGTCCTTGAGTACCTTGTGTTCCTTGTAGACCCTGAAGACCTTGAGTACTTTGCGTGCCTTGTAATCCCTGAAGACCTTGTGCTCCCTGAACACCTTGAGTTCCTTGCAAGCCCTGTGTTCCCTGAACACCCTGTGTTCCTTGCAAGCCCTGTGTTCCCTGAACACCCTGTGTTCCTTGTACACCTTGTAGTCCTTGTGCACCCTGAACACCCTGTGTTCCTTGTGTACCTTGAATACCTTGAGTACCCTGTATACCCTGTGTACCTTGTACTCCTTGTGTACCCTGTAAGCCTTGTGTACCCTGTAAGCCTTGAATTCCAAATAATCCCTGTAAGCCTTGTAAACCTTGAACTCCTTGAAGACCCTGTATTCCTTGTGTTCCTTGAACACCAGCTGGTCCCAAAGTAGCTGTCACTAACCAAGTTGTTCCACTATAAATTAATTCAACTGTGGTCGCTCCTACATTTAGTAGTAAATCTCCAACCTGATCTGCTATTGTCTCTCCATTGCCATTAATTGTCAGATTATTAACAGACCAATTTGTTGGGAAATCTCCATCTGTGATGATAATATAATCACCAAGTACAGGACTTGCTGGTAATGTTACTGTAAATGCCCCACTACTTGTATTAGCAATATATCTACCTCCATCAGCCACAGTTGTATTTGATGTAATTAATTGCCATTGCTCTAATGAAATACCTTGTAACCCTTGTAGACCTTGCGTGCCTTGTAATCCTTGTAGCCCCTGTATACCTTGACTTCCTTGTAAGCCCTGTATACCTTGACTTCCTTGAAGTCCTTGTGTTCCTTGTAAACCTTGAACTCCTTGTGTGCCTTGAACTCCTTGTGTGCCTTGAACTCCTTGTGTGCCTTGAACTCCTTGTGTTCCTTGTAGACCCTGTAGTCCTTGAAGTCCTTGAAGTCCCTGTGCTCCTTGTAAGCCCTGAAGACCTTGTGTTCCTTGCAAGCCCTGAAGACCTTGTGTACCTTGTAAGCCCTGAGTTCCTTGTGTTCCTTGTAGTCCTTGTAAGCCCTGAAGACCTTGTGTTCCTTGTAGTCCTTGTAAGCCCTGAAGACCTTGTGTTCCTTGTAGACCCTGTAAGCCCTGAGTTCCTTGTGTTCCTTGTAGTCCTTGTAAGCCCTGAAGACCTTGTGTTCCTTGTAGTCCTTGTAGTCCTTGAGTGCCCTGTGTACCTTGAAGTCCTTGTGTACCTTGAAGTCCTTGTGTACCTTGAAGTCCTTGTAGTCCTTGTATACCCTGTGTTCCTTGTAAGCCCTGTAGACCTTGAGCACCCTGAGTGCCTTGTAAGCCCTGTAGACCCTGAGTACCTTGAAGTCCTTGTGTACCTTGTGTTCCTTGAAGCCCTTGTAAGCCCTGTAGACCTTGTGTTCCTTGTAATCCTTGTAGACCCTGTGTTCCTTGTAGACCCTGTGTTCCTTGTAGTCCTTGTGTTCCTTGAAGTCCCTGTAGACCTTGAGTACCCTGAGTACCCTGAGTACCCTGTAGACCCTGTGTTCCTTGTAGTCCTTGTGTTCCTTGAAGTCCCTGTAGACCCTGAGTACCTTGTAATCCCTGTAGACCCTGAAGTCCTTGTGTACCTTGTGTACCTTGTAAGCCCTGTAGACCTTGTACGCCCTGAGTACCCTGTGTTCCTTGAAGCCCTTGTGTACCTTGTAGACCTTGAAGTCCTTGAACACCTTGAAGCCCTTGAGTACCTTGTACTCCTTGAAGTCCTTGAGTTCCTTGAACACCTTGTAGTCCTTGTGTACCTTGTAAGCCCTGAGTGCCTTGTAGACCCTGTGTTCCTTGTAGACCTTGAAGCCCTTGAGTACCTTGTACTCCTTGAAGTCCTTGAACACCTTGTAATCCTTGTGTACCTTGTAAGCCCTGAGTGCCTTGTAGACCCTGTGTTCCTTGTAGACCTTGTAAGCCCTGTAGACCTTGTGTACCTTGTATTCCTTGTAGTCCCTGTGTACCTTGTGTTCCTTGTAGTCCCTGAGTACCTTGAAGTCCTTGTGTACCTTGTAGTCCCTGTGTTCCTTGTGTACCTTGTAACCCCTGTAGACCCTGAGTACCTTGTAGTCCTTGTGTTCCTTGTACGCCTTGAAGACCCTGTAAACCTTGTGTACCTTGTGTTCCTTGTAGACCTTGTAACCCCTGTGTTCCTTGTGTACCTTGTATTCCTTGTAGTCCCTGTGTACCTTGTGTTCCTTGTGTTCCTTGCAAGCCCTGAGTACCTTGAAGTCCTTGTGTTCCTTGTAGTCCCTGTGTTCCTTGTGTACCTTGTAGTCCTTGTAGTCCTTGTGTACCTTGTAGACCCTGTGTTCCTTGTATTCCTTGTGTACCTTGTAGTCCCTGTAGACCCTGTGTTCCTTGTAATCCCTGAAGTCCTTGTATGCCCTGTGTACCTTGAACTCCTTGTAGACCTTGAGTACCTTGTAAGCCCTGTAGTCCTTGTGTACCCTGTGTTCCTTGTAAGCCCTGAAGTCCTTGTGTACCCTGTGTTCCTTGTAGACCCTGTAGACCCTGAATACCTTGTGTGCCTTGTGTGCCTTGTGTTCCTTGAAGCCCTTGAGTGCCTTGTGTTCCTTGTAAGCCCTGTAGACCCTGTGTACCTTGTAAGCCCTGTAGACCTTGAACTCCTTGTGTGCCTTGTGTTCCTTGAAGCCCTTGTAGGCCCTGAGTACCTTGTAAGCCCTGTAGTCCTTGTGTACCCTGTGTTCCTTGTAGTCCTTGTGTACCCTGAATACCTTGTAGTCCTTGTGTACCCTGAATACCTTGTAGTCCTTGTGTACCTTGAACTCCTTGAGTACCTTGTAAACCTTGTAGCCCTTGTGTACCTTGTAGTCCTTGTAACCCCTGTAGACCTTGTGTACCTTGTAAACCTTGTAGTCCTTGTGTTCCTTGTAAGCCTTGAAGTCCTTGAGTGCCTTGTAGTCCCTGAAGTCCTTGTGTACCCTGTGTACCTTGAAGTCCCTGTAGTCCTTGTGTACCCTGTGTTCCTTGTAGACCTTGAAGCCCTTGTGTACCTTGTAATCCCTGTAGACCTTGAGTACCCTGTGTTCCTTGTAATCCCTGTAGACCTTGAGTACCCTGTGTTCCTTGTAATCCCTGAAGGCCTTGTAATCCTTGTAACCCCTGTAGACCTTGAGTACCTTGTAAACCTTGTAGACCCTGAATGCCTTGTGTACCCTGTGTTCCTTGTAGTCCCTGAAGTCCCTGTGTACCTTGAACTCCTTGTAGACCTTGAAGTCCCTGAGTACCTTGTGTTCCTTGTAAGCCCTGAAGTCCTTGTGTACCCTGTGTTCCTTGTAGTCCTTGTAATCCTTGAGTGCCCTGTGTGCCTTGTAGTCCCTGAGTGCCTTGTAATCCCTGTAGACCTTGAACGCCTTGTGTGCCTTGTAAGCCCTGTAGACCCTGAACGCCTTGTGTGCCTTGTAAGCCCTGTAGACCTTGAACGCCTTGTGTGCCTTGTAAGCCCTGTAGACCTTGAACACCTTGTGTGCCTTGTAAGCCCTGTAGACCCTGTGTACCTTGTAGTCCTTGTAATCCCTGTAGCCCTTGTGTACCTTGAACTCCTTGTAAACCTTGTAATCCCTGAGTACCCTGTGTTCCTTGTAGACCCTGAAGTCCTTGTGTACCTTGTAAACCTTGTGTACCCTGTAGTCCTTGAAGTCCTTGAAGTCCTTGAGTACCTTGTAATCCCTGTAGACCTTGTGTACCTTGTAAGCCCTGAAGTCCTTGTGTACCCTGTGTTCCTTGTAGTCCCTGTAGACCTTGAATTCCCTGTGTACCTTGTACACCTTGTAACCCTTGAAGTCCTTGTAAGCCTTGTATACCTTGAAGTCCTTGTAGGCCCTGAGTACCTTGTAATCCCTGAAGTCCTTGTGTTCCTTGTAGACCTTGAAGTCCCTGAGTACCTTGAAGTCCCTGTAGTCCTTGAGTGCCTTGTAATCCCTGTAAACCTTGCGTTCCTTGTACACCTTGTAAGCCCTGAAGTCCCTGTGTACCTTGTGTTCCTTGTAACCCTTGTAACCCTTGTAGTCCCTGAAGTCCCTGAGTACCCTGTGTACCTTGTAATCCTTGTGTACCCTGTGTTCCTTGTAATCCCTGTAGCCCTTGTGTACCCTGTGTTCCTTGTAGACCCTGTAGACCCTGAAGTCCTTGAGTGCCTTGTAAACCTTGTAGTCCTTGTGTACCCTGAATACCTTGTAGTCCTTGTGTACCCTGAATACCTTGTAGTCCTTGTGTACCTTGTGTTCCTTGTAAACCTTGTAGTCCTTGTGTTCCTTGTAAGCCCTGAAGTCCCTGAGTGCCTTGTGTGCCTTGTGTACCCTGAGTGCCTTGTGTACCCTGAGTGCCTTGTGTGCCTTGTGTACCCTGAGTACCTTGTAGACCCTGTAGACCCTGTAGACCCTGAACGCCTTGTGTTCCTTGAAGCCCTTGTAGCCCCTGTGTACCCTGTGTTCCTTGTAATCCCTGTAGACCTTGTAATCCCTGTGTACCCTGTGTTCCTTGTAAACCTTGTAGACCCTGAGTACCCTGTGTTCCCTGTAAGCCCTGTAAACCTTGTGTTCCTTGTAAGCCCTGTAGACCTTGAACTCCTTGTAGTCCTTGTAAGCCCTGTAGACCTTGAACTCCTTGTAATCCCTGAAGACCTTGAGTGCCTTGTAGTCCTTGTAGTCCCTGAAGTCCTTGAGTACCTTGTGTACCCTGTGTTCCTTGTGTTCCTTGTGTTCCTTGTAATCCCTGTAGCCCTTGTGTACCTTGTGTTCCTTGTAGACCCTGAAGACCTTGAACACCTTGTGTTCCTTGTAGACCCTGAAGACCTTGAACACCTTGTGTTCCTTGTACGCCCTGAAGTCCTTGTGTACCTTGTAGGCCCTGAAGTCCTTGTGTACCTTGTGTACCTTGTAAACCCTGTAGTCCTTGTAATCCTTGTGTACCTTGTAAGCCTTGTAGTCCTTGTGTACCCTGTGTTCCTTGTGTACCTTGTAATCCCTGTAGACCTTGAGTACCCTGTGTTCCTTGTAAGCCCTGAAGTCCTTGTGTACCCTGTGTTCCTTGTGTACCCTGTGTTCCTTGTAGTCCCTGTAGACCTTGAACACCCTGTGTTCCTTGTAAGCCCTGTAGACCTTGAGTGCCTTGTAGACCTTGAACTCCTTGAGTACCTTGTAAACCTTGTAGCCCTTGTATACCTTGTAGTCCTTGTAACCCCTGTAGACCTTGTGTACCTTGTAGTCCTTGAAGTCCTTGTATACCCTGTGTACCTTGTGTGCCTTGAAGTCCTTGAGTGCCTTGAGTACCTTGTAGACCCTGAAGTCCTTGTGTACCTTGTAAACCTTGTAGTCCTTGTGTACCTTGAACTCCTTGAGTACCTTGTGTACCTTGAAGTCCTTGTGTACCTTGTAAACCTTGTAGTCCTTGTGTACCTTGAACTCCTTGAGTACCTTGTAAACCTTGTAGCCCTTGTGTACCTTGTAAACCTTGTAGACCTTGAAGCCCTTGTGTACCTTGTAAGCCCTGAAGTCCCTGTGTACCTTGAACTCCTTGTAGACCTTGAAGTCCCTGAGTACCTTGTGTTCCTTGTAAGCCCTGAAGTCCTTGTGTTCCCTGAAGTCCTTGTGTACCCTGTGTTCCTTGTAATCCCTGAGTGCCTTGTAAGCCCTGTAGACCTTGAACGCCTTGTGTTCCTTGTAGACCCTGTAGACCCTGTGTACCCTGAACGCCTTGTGTTCCTTGTAAGCCCTGAAGTCCTTGTGTACCTTGTAAACCTTGTGTACCCTGTAGTCCTTGAAGTCCTTGAGTACCTTGTAATCCCTGTAGACCTTGTGTACCTTGTAATCCCTGAAGTCCTTGAGTACCCTGTGTTCCTTGTAGTCCTTGTAATCCTTGAGTGCCCTGTGTTCCTTGTGTACCTTGAAGTCCTTGTGTACCTTGAAGTCCTTGTGTACCTTGTGTTCCTTGAAGACCTTGTGTACCTTGTACTCCTTGTAATCCCTGTAGACCCTGAACGCCTTGTGTTCCTTGTAAGCCCTGAAGTCCTTGAGTACCTTGTGTTCCTTGTAAGCCCTGTAAACCTTGCGTTCCTTGTACACCTTGTAAGCCTTGTAGACCTTGAAGACCTTGTGTACCTTGTGTTCCTTGTAAGCCCTGTGTACCTTGTAAGCCCTGTAGACCTTGTGTTCCTTGTAGACCCTGTGTTCCTTGTAAGCCTTGTAGCCCTTGTGTTCCTTGTAAGCCCTGTGTTCCTTGTAAGCCCTGAAGTCCTTGTGTTCCTTGTAAGCCCTGTGTTCCTTGTGTTCCTTGTAAGCCCTGTAGTCCTTGTGTACCCTGTGTACCTTGTAATCCCTGAAGTCCCTGAGTACCTTGTGTTCCTTGTAAGCCCTGTAGACCCTGTGTTCCTTGTAAGCCCTGTAGACCCTGTGTACCCTGTGTTCCTTGTAAACCTTGTAGTCCTTGTGTACCTTGTGTTCCTTGTAATCCCTGTAGTCCCTGAGTGCCCTGTGTTCCTTGTAATCCCTGAAGTCCCTGAGTGCCTTGTAAGCCCTGTGTTCCTTGTGTTCCTTGTAAGCCCTGTGTTCCTTGTAGACCTTGTAATCCCTGAAGTCCCTGAGTACCTTGTGTTCCTTGTAAGCCCTGTAGACCCTGTGTTCCTTGTAAGCCCTGTAGACCCTGTGTACCCTGTGTTCCTTGTAAGCCCTGTAGTCCTTGTGTACCTTGAAGTCCTTGTGTACCTTGTGTTCCTTGAAGACCTTGTGTACCTTGTACTCCTTGTAATCCCTGTAGTCCTTGTGTACCCTGTGTTCCTTGAAGTCCTTGTAATCCTTGTGTTCCTTGAAGACCTTGTGTTCCTTGAAGACCTTGTGTGCCTTGTACTCCTTGTAATCCCTGTAGTCCTTGTGTACCCTGTGTTCCTTGAAGTCCTTGTGTTCCTTGAAGACCTTGTAAGCCTTGTGTTCCTTGAAGACCTTGTAAGCCTTGTAGTCCTTGTGTACCTTGTGTACCTTGAAGTCCCTGTAGCCCTTGTGTACCTTGTAAACCTTGTAGTCCTTGTAATCCTTGTGTTCCTTGTGTACCCTGTGTACCTTGAAGTCCCTGTAGACCTTGTGTACCTTGTGTA